CCTTCAATGGAAACCGTGTGGTCGCCGGCGCGGGATACCCAGGCACATCGCCAGCGGGTGTCGCACCCGCGAACGGTACGACGTGGATCTACGGTACCGGTGCCACATTCATGTACAGGGGTAACGTCGAGCAGTTCCAGCGAGAGCAGTCGCTCGACCGTAGCACGAACACACTCAAGGCGATCGCGCAGCGCACCTACGTGTTGGGCTGGGATTGCTGCCTGTTCGCGGTCTTGATCAATATCTAGGCGAGGCAGGAATACATGACTGACCTACAGGTCGCGCCGATCAAGGCCAGGGTCAAGCGTGTCGTCAAGCTCGATACGTGTGGCAACCCGGTGACCGGCACATCCAGCGCGATGGTGGTAGCGAAGGGCTTCACACAGGTTCAGGTCTCTCCCGATTACGAGGAGGGTACCGAGTTCCTGACGAAGCTCGCTGATGGCTCCGCGTGTGTCAACCAGAAAGATCCCGCGTTCCTCAAGCGTGCTGGTCTGGAGATGCACTTCTGCGTGCTGTCGCCGGACTTCGTCACACTGGCCACAGGTGAAACGCAGATCCTCACTGGGTCAGGCACCGTCACCGGCACGGGCAACATGTTCGGCACGGACCCGCTCACGAACCGATTCTCGTTGGAGCTCTGGCAGCCTGTCTCTGGCATGGGTGCATGTGATCCGACAACGGGTCTGCCGCGCTACGTGTACTGGGCGTTCCCGAACGTGACCAACACGAAGTTGGGCAACTTCACCTTCGAGCTCGGTGTCTTCGACTTCGTCATCAACGGTGAGACTGACTACACGGGTTACCTGTGGCTGGACGGACCGGGTGCATCGACGTGGCTCCCAGCAGGCGTCACGGTGCCGACGAGCAAGCACTTCCTATACAATGTGACGACTACCGCGCCACCGGCGGTCACGGCCGGCGCAGTCGCTCTCGCATAAGGTGTGATGGGAGACGACTAATGGGCGCCGTCGGCTTCACAGGTGGTGATCCTGCTAAGGTCGACATCGCAGGCGATACGATGACGGGTCCCCTGATCTTGTCGGGGGACCCTACTCTTAACCTCGGTGCAGCGACGAAGCAGTACGCTGAGTCACAGGGTGGTGGCGGAAGTGGCACACCCAGTGGGACCGTTGTCACCGAAACGTCGTTCGGGCAAAGTGCGAATGCGGGTGTCTCGTCATCGTACTCACGTGGTGATCACACGCACGGAACACCGGCATCTCCGGCGACGCCGACCGGTAAGATCAAGACTGACACGCTGAAGACCGACGGTAACATCACAGTTGCAGCTGGACCGACGCTGACGCAGCTTGGTGGTGATCTTGTCATCGCTGCAGTCACGGGTGATGTACTTGAGATTGGCATCCAGGCGCTGTGCGCGAATACCGGTAGTGATGTGCAGTTCGAAGCAGCCACACGTAACTCGACGAACACCGCTGATGTGAACTACTGGAGCACAGGCACTAATTCACTTGCAGCCGGTGGTGGCGGTGTCGGTAGCTGGTACGTGCAGGGTTCACGCTTCGACGGACCACGTGGTGGTGCGGTGTACGCTGTGCAGGCGGGCGACATCAACGGTGGCAACGTGCGTGTTCGTATGTATGGCTTTGGTGCCGGTGGTTCACGTGTCGTCAACGCCAACACGTCATATGCCTTCCGGTGGTACGTCAAGAACCTAGGACAGTGATATGACTGCGTTCATACGAGGTACGACGAAGTCGTTCACCGTCCAATTCTTTCAGTATGATGGTGGTCCGCTGGAGGACGTCACCAACATTCACCTGAAGGCGGTGAGTGTCGATGACGGTACCACGATCATTGACACGGGGACTATCCTGCACATCGGGTTGGGGACCTACAGTTACGCATATGATGTGCCGGTTAACCTCCCACTGGGCGACTACATCGCGACATGGACCTCGACCGAGGCAAACGCTGCTGAGACGGTCACCGTGGTCGAGGCACTTGCAGGCATGGGAACGGGTCCCTGCGGAACATGGCCGGTCACCTGGACCTGCGAGCTAACCGCAGCGGATGCCGCCGTTACGGGGACTGCCCTCCAGGCCGCATCTGAGGTACTCTGGTCTCTTTCTGGTCAACGTTTTGGCCTCTGTAGTACGGTACTCCGCCCCTGCCGTCGTGGATGTAGAGACACCCTCTGGCCGGCTGGGTCGACGCTATGGCCGAATGTCTGGCCTGGGCAGACGTATCCTATGCCGTTCTGGTGGCAGGGTCAGTGGCTTAACCTAACGTGTGCCACATGCACCACTGGGTGTTCATGTAACGTCGTCTCTGAGTTTGTGTTGCCGGGTGATGTGCATGACATTGTCTCCATCATCATCGATGGTGTTGAGTTATCACCCAGTGCATATCGGCTTGACAACAACCGAATCGTCGTGCGCACCGACGGTGGCGAGTGGCCGATCTGCAACGACCTCAGTAAGAATGACACCGAGGTTGGTACGTGGTCAGTCACAGCCCGGTACGGTGAAGATCTTCCTGAACTTGGTAAGATGGCCGTTGGTGAGTTGGCCTGCGAGTTCGTGAAGGTGTTGACCGATGAAGAGTGTACCATCGCACAGCCAATTCAGTCGCTCGTCCGACAGGGTGTCAGCATCACTTACACAGACGCCGTCAAGGCTCTTGCCGAGGGATCTCTTGGTCTGCGAATCAGTGACTTGTTCATTTCCACATACAACCCGTCGCGCCTCAAGAGTCGAGCTCGCGTATACGATCCTGATGATTCCGACGGTCGTCGCACCGGGTAGGGCATGGTATGAGCATTCTCTACACGATCGCCTCGACGCTGCGCGACACTGTGGTTGCGGGTCTTCCCGGAACGTTGGGCGGTCTACCTACGAAGCTACGCTCGTGCATCGTTCCAGGCGAACTCGCATGGGACGACTGCGAGTGTGGGCTCGTCGGGGTCGAATTCACAGGAACCGCGTACTCACAGGTTCCACCGACACCCGAGTATCAACGGGATGGTGGCTGTAAGCCGTACGTGGTTGCAAACTTCAACATCTCTGTGATTCGATGTGTGCCTGGCCCAACGCAGAGCGGTAGTGGACCATCATGCGCAAAGCTGGATACCGCTGCGCAAATCCTCATGGATGACACGCTCATGTTGATGAAGGCGACGTCGATCGCGTTGGAGACACTCTTTGACAGCGACACCATTCTTGGCTTCGCCATGAGTGGTGTTACGACTGTAGGACCACAGGGACTCTGTGCCGGTGTCGCGCAACAAGTGAGTGCGTATGTCACTAATCTCTACGCACCTTGTGACTGATGCATCGTGGGTACCGTACGTGTTCGTCATAAGGTGAACAACACGGCGATCCAGTTGATGCTACGCAATCCCAACGGTGGCGTGGCGAAAGACATGTTGAAACGTGCTGTCAAGGTACAGACCGCTGCTAAGAAGAACTTGTCACGTCCGCCTCAGCGCGTGCGCACCGGCTACCTTCGTGCTAGCATCTACATTAAGCCTGTCATCATTGATGGTATGCCTGGCTTTCGCATTGGTACGTCGGTTCGCTACGCATGGTTTGTGCATAACGGTACGGGTATCTACGGACCTCGTCATACGGTTATCCGTCCTAAGCGAGCCCAATATCTCGTCTTTAAACCTAGTGGATTGAATCATGTCATCTTCGCCAAGCAAGTGAAGGGTATGCGTCCTAACCCATTCTTGAAGGATGCACTAAAGGCCGCAAGAAGTTGATCAGTCCCTGCACTCTACCGTTCGAAATGGCCGTAGAATCTGGTTAGCGGTGTACGCCCACTGTGTGAGACGGGAGAAGAATGGGACAAGCTGAGGTAGTGATCAAAGATTTCACAGTCCGCGACACTACGATCAAGTTTAAGATCTACGATGAGATCTTTGAGGCATCACCTGAGCTGCCACTTGGGATGATGCAGCAGATGGTGAAGTTGCGTAGTCTACGAGACACCGTCGATGAAGTTGGACTGGACGGCGTGCTTGACATCGTCGACATGTTCATCTTGGATGAGTCGATGGAACGCATTCGACAGATGGTCAACGACAAGCGTAAGCCGTTCGGTGTTCGGCATCTGCAAGAAATCGTGCCGTGGCTGCTGGAGCAGTATGGACTCCGCCCTACACAGCCGTCGAGCAACTCATCCACTGGGTCTCTCGACGGAGAAACTGGTACCAGTTCGACGGATGGTGTTCAGCCCGCGGAGTTGACCCTCTTCGACTCCCAACATATCGAGTCCTTAACCTGATTCAGTACGTCATTGTCGAGCATACGCCTGATGAGAAAGATCGACGAAGATTTGTCGATGCGGTAAGTGGTCCACTTCTTACTGATGAAAAGCGTCAGCGAGAGATCGCGATGCAGGATCCTGATGAACCTCCGATGCCGTCTTGGTGGGATGGTGATGATGCGGCCGATACGAGCATGCTTGCCGCGCAGCAGCTCGGTGCGAGGTTGTAGGAGGTGACGTATGCCTGGGCCGATTGATGATGCTTACGTAGAGATCCATCCGGACACTCATGGGTTCGCACGTGAGACACAAACAGATCTTGACGTTGCGTTCGCAGGTGTGGAACGTAAGCTTGATGAGGTCATTGACTCCATTGAGAACGCATTCGATCGGCTCATCATTCATCTTGAGATTGGTTTTGAGAACCTCTCACATGATACACGAGAGGGTTTCGATCGTATGGAGTCCGCGGCACGTGATGCTGCGGACTCCATTGCGTTTGACATCACCGTGGGTGCCGACGTCGCTAAGCACGCTATTGATGATCTTGCTGATAACGCTGATCATGACTTTGATCGCATTAAGCGAAGTGCACGATCCGCGGGTCGGTCGACGGGTACATCGTTCCTAGGTGGACTGTTCAGCATCTTTAAGGGTGGTGGCAGTAACCTAGGTGGTGCGGGTGCGAGTGGTACCGGTAACGCAGGTGGCATCTTTGGCAGCATCACCGGTCTACTAGGTGGCGGTGGTGACATCATTGGCGGCATTAAGATCGCATTGATCGCTGCAGCCATACCCATTGTTATTTCACTTGGTGCCGCACTGTCACAGCTGCTCGGACTACTTGCTCTTCTACCCGCGCTTGGTGGCGGTGCCGTTGCCAGCATTGTGCCACTCATCATCGCGTTTCAGGGACTGGGTGATGCGATTGGCGCCGGACTCAGTGGTGACACGCAGAAGTTTAATGAGGCACTTAAGAATCTGGCGCCTAGCGCCCGCAAGGTCGTTAAGGAA